AAACTATTAAAAGCGCGGCTTATGGCAGTGAATATCTTGTGACAAAGGAAGGAATCGCGGTTATAAACATTGTCGGCCCCATGATGAAAGGCTATTCATTTTGGGGAGGTGCGGACACTTCGGCAATCAAGGCACAAGTAAGGAGCGCGACAAACAGCAAGGATGTGAAAGCCATCCTGTTGATGATTGACTCCCCAGGTGGACACGTGGCCGGCACAAAGGAACTGGCTGACGAGGTTCGCAAGGCTGCCCGAACAAAAGATATTTACGCACAGATTGAAGACCTGGGAGCTTCCGCGGCCTACTGGGTAGCATCCCAAACAAAGGGAATATTTGCAAACGAAACCGGGGAAGTGGGTTCAATCGGGACGGTTGCCATAATTGAAGATGCGAGCAAACTATTTGAAAATGTCGGGATAAAAATCCATGTAATTTCTACGGGAACTTACAAAGGGGCCGGAGCATTTGGGACGGAAATCACCGAGGAAATGCTGGCAAATCTTGAGGAAAGAGTAAACGCAATCAATGAGTTTTTCCTTAAAGGCGTCGAGAAAGGCCGGGAAATGGACCGGGAAATGTTAAACAAAATTGCAGATGGACGCGTTTATATCGCAGACAAAGCCAAAAAACTGGGATTGATTGATGGCGTTCAATCGACTGAAAAAACGATTAACTTATTAGAAGAAACATTGGCTCGTAAACGTACAAGAAATAGGGCCAAAAACGTGCTGGAAAGATTGGAAATTGAAAACTCGCAGAGCCGAAAAGTAAATGGATGATCAAAAAGCGAAATATTTATTTTTTTTACATACTGGAGGATAAAAATGTATGATAAACTTATAGCGGAAAAAATAGATTCCGCAAATGAGATCAAATTGTCCGCAGAAAAGGACGAACGCGAACTGACCGAAGAGGAAATTGGCCAGATTGAGGCTTTGCTTGCCGAAGCTGAAGAACTCAAAGAAAAAGCCAAAAAGGTTGATTCTTTAAACGGCAAACTTGGAAGGGCTTTGGAAGGACTGGAAAGACCGAAAGCGAAAAAGGTCAAAAGTACCCCGAGTGTGAGTGTAGAAGTTGACGAACCGAATTTTATTAAAGATCCGAAAAAGGGTTTTGAAAAGCCTATCGATTTTTTTAAAGCCATTATTGATAATACAATGAAAGGTATAAAAGATGAGAGACTTGACTTTTTGGCAACTCAGGGTTCGGACGAATCGCAGACATTGAGTGATCCTTATGGTGGATTTTTGGTTCCCGAAGGTTTCAGCCCGAATGTATTGATGATTAAGAGTGAAGCCGACCCTACAGTTGGCCGCACCATGAATATTCCGATGTCAACACCCAGCATAAACATTCCTGCCAGGGTTGATACTGATCATTCAAGTACTGTTGCCGGCGGAATCAATGTTTATCGTGGATCGGAAACGGTTGACGCAACTGCGTCACGCGCCCAGTTCAAACAGGTAAACTTGAGAGCAAATTGGTTGTCAGGTGCGAATTATGTTACTCAAGACTTGCTTGATGATAGCCCGATTTCGGTTGCTGCTATTATTGAACAGTCTTTTGGTGATGCTTTTCGCGACAAACTGTTTGATGAAAAACTGAATGGAACAGGTGCTGGCGAATATGAAGGAATCAGAAACTCCGGCTGTTTTATTTCTGTTACCAAAGAATCAGCTCAAACTGCTGATACTATTGTATTTCAGAATGTCGTAAAAATGCGCGCTCGTTGTTACGGTTTCAAAAATGCAATTTGGCTCTGTAATATGGATGCCATGGGACAGATAGCCGCATTGAATGACGGAACGAATAATATTTGGATGCCTTCAGCGCAATCGGATGTACCAGATAGGCTTTTAGGCCAGCCCATTTTCTTTACGACTTATACGGAAACTTTGGGTGATGCTGGCGATATTCTTCTTTGCAATTTCACACAGTATCTTGAAGGAACTTACATGCCTCTGCAAACTGCTGAAAGTATTCATGTCCGCTTTTTGGCCCATGAAACTTGCTTTAGGTTCAGCATGAGAAATGATGGACGTTCATGGTGGCATTCTGCCCTGACTCCAAGGAAGGGTGCAAGCACCATTTCTCCGTTTGTTGGTCTTGCCGCAAGAACTTAATTAACTAATATTTAAAAGGAGATATAAAAATGGCTAGTATTACGAGCCCGAGTAAACTTACTTCAAGTCTTAAAATTACTCAATATGATTTTGATCCTGATGCGACTACTGCAACAGAAATTGAGTGGATAGACATGAAAGAATATGATAGTTTATTGGTTTCTTTCTTTCGCACGGTTGGGACTTCGGCCCTAACTTTTTCGCTAGTTGGAAATGCTGAAAGCGATGGGAGCGGAACCGATTATACTATTTGCACTTATTCTGGTGATGAGCCGGATGCGGCTGGTGATTATTGCTTTTTGGAAGCTAATACCCAACAGCTTAATGAATTGGCCGCTGGATTGCGTTATATTACTGCTGTTTGTACAGTTGCGACTGGAACAGATGAGGGTGTTGTAACTTATGTTCAGGGTGGCGCTCATCAAGCAAAACTTAATCTTACTGCTGCAAGCATAGCGTAGGAGGAACAGGAGAACGGGGGCAGGGAAACTCTGCCCCCTGCCTCTTTTTTAATAGAAAAAAATGGGAAATAGATTAAAAATTTCTAGTGCAGCCGCTAAAGATCCTGTAACTTTGGCCGAGGCTAAACTGCATTTAAGGGTTGATCATTCAGCGGATGATGATTTGATCACAACACTCATAACGGCAGCGACAAAATGGGGTGAAGCATACACCAAACGTGCTTTTATAAGCCAGACTTGGGATATGATTTTAGACTGTTTTCCAAATGACGAAACAATAATATATTTACCAAAAAGCCCGATTCAATCAATTACATCTATAAAATATAACGATACGGACGGCAATGAGCAAACATTGGCAACAACCGTTTACACTTATGACACGACCACGAGCGTTCCAGCGAGAATATTTCTTAAAGAAAGCCAGGAATGGCCAGACACTCAAGACCAAGGGAACGCGGTCACGATCAAGTTTGTTACGGGGTACGGTGACGATGAAACAGACGTTCCCGCTCCAATTTTGGCGGCAATTAAATTGCTTATCGGGCATTGGTATGATCAGAGAGAGGCAGCCAGTTCATTGAGTTATAAGGAAGTACCAATGGCGGTTGAATCTCTGATGAACACAGAAAAGATTTTTGAAACGGTTGTGGAGCCGTGACATGTCGAAATCTTTGGTATTACCAGCAGGATCGTTAAGGCATAGGATTGCGATCCAATCAGCATCCGAAAGCCGGGACAGCATGGGAGGAGTTACATATTCGTGGTCCACGGACGATACTGTATGGGGACACATTAGACCATTGAGCGGAAAAGAACTGGTTGAAGCTAAACAGATTGACGCTCGAGTAACACATAAAATAATTATACGCGAATATTCGTCCTTAACACCAAGCCATAGATTTCAAAATGACAGTCGAAATTTCAACATTTCCTCGATCCTAAACATACAGGAACGGGACAAATTACAGGTTTGTTCTTGTATTGAGGATGTCTGATGGCTAAAGGCGACTTTATAGATATTTCAATGCTGGGTGAACCAGAATTGCAAAAAAAATTAAATTCCATTGCAAATAATCTCGGGCAAAAAGCATTAAAAAAGGCTTTCCGGGATGGTGCGAAGATAATAAAGGAAACTGCAAAGAGTATAGTCCCGTCCAAAACCGGCAAGCTCAGGAGATATTTGACCGTGAGAGCAATTAAGAGCGGACGGGCAAGATATATCGGACGCGGATTAAAGGTGAAAGATATCAAGGTTGGAGTCCAGACCCCTAAAAAAATAAAACTTGGAATCGATCAAGATACAAAATGGTATTATCCGGCACATCTCGAGCTTGGACACAGAACCAAAAGCGGAGGATGGCAACCAGCAGTCCCATTTTTAAGGAATGCTTTAAAAACTACTGATCAACGGGTTTTGAGTATTGTAAGAGCAAACTTGAGACGCTACATCCAAACGGCAAGCACCACGGGGCGCGTATAATGGCAGATCCTACGTTTAAAACGGCTGACTTATATGCTTATCTGGCGGCAAATGTTGGATTGTCGGCCCTTGTATCAACTCGGATATATCCCATAAATGCTCCAACGTCTGCAACAATGCCATATATTATTTACCAACGTTTAAATAATAGATCAATGTGGCATCTTGGAAGCACATCATCAAGCAAGCTTACTGTTGAATCATTTCAATTTGATATTTTTTCAAGTACAGCCTTGTCATGTGAAAATGTTAGTATAAAATTAAGGCAAGCCCTTGATGGGTATTCTGGATTGATGAATGGAGGAACAAATGTGAGAAGAGTCTTTTTACAAGATGTATTAGATTCGTTTGAAAATCCAACAGATGCAACAGAAAATTTTATACATAGAATTATGATGACGTTTGATTTTTGGGTTATTAGGGATGTACCAACATATTAAGGAGTAAAAATGGCAATAACCGTATTCGCAGCAACGACCGCAGCTAGTTCAGGAACTTTACGAGTTGAGAAAAATGATACGCCGGCGGCATTGCATCAAAAAGGTTTGGCAGGCGTCGAGACTATTGATATAATGCGTAGTACTGATGGAGGCACTACATTTGAAGATTACAAAGTTGGAGGGAATGTGCAAAAATTATCAGTTGACGACAACTCTGTCTCGATCAAATCCCCTGGAATATACAAGGCTGATAAAGGCGTTACTGTTGGGGCTGCTGGTGTTACTGCATCTTTAGGGCGTAACGTATGACGATTGGCGCAAAAGGTATGCTGGGGAATCTTACGGATGTCAACCAGCTTGAAAATGAAAAGCTCATCGGTGAATTACTGGGAACATTAATAGATGTGCAGAAATCAGTTACTCCTGTTTATGATTTTCTTTTATTAATTCAAGGTGGTAATGTCGATCTGATCCAAGGTGGAGATTTGCAAACAATAAATATAGCGTGAGGAAATAAAAATGGCTGACAGCACAATTACCGGATTAACCGCAGTATCAAGTCTTGCAGGGACGGAGGTATTTGCTTGTGATCAAACTACAACCAAAAAAGCAACTGCAATACAGATTTTAGAAGTATGGTGGTCGCGAACCGGTTCAGATATTACAACAGCAAATGCAGGCGATACGCTTGCTATTGGCAATCTAAAATTAGACACCAATACTATTTCAAGCACTGATACCGATGGCAATATAAATCTGACGCCGAATGGCTCGGGGATTGTTGTGGCTGACGGAATTAGTCTTACGGGGGGATCAAATACTTTTAATTTGACCGTTGGGACTGCGAGTGCAGATGTAGGGGCTGGAGCAGCTCTTGATGTAGATGCTAATTTGTCAGTAACTTCGGCATGTACGATTGATCAAGACCTACAGCAATCCGCAAGCCCTACATGGGCGCAGGTAAATGCCGATAATCTGAGGCTTGACGGAAACACGCTATCCAGCACTGATACAAATGGCGATATAAATATTGTACCAGATGGCACAGGGAAAATTGGCTTCGCCGAAGCCAGCCCGGCGCATAAATTCCATTTTACTGCCGGAAATAACAATCGGATGTTTATTGAGGGCAACGGAAGCACATTGCCGGGTTTCTCTGCAAATTGCTTTCTCGTGGTTGGCGGTAGATCGACAGACGCTACAGATTCAGCGGTGGCTATAGTTGGAGGCATAGGTGGAGAATGCCGCATTGATTTTGGTGATAATCTGGATGTTGATCCGGGTTCAATTCGTTATGATAACAATACCGATTCTTTTGCGTTTACAGTTGGTACAAATGATAATATGCTGACTATCAATTCGTCCGGTGATGTAGCTGCAAATGGCACATTGTCGGGAGCAACAATAACAGACGGGACAGCGAGTTTAACTGCTGGAGCGTGGACAAGTATCGCAAGCCTAGCAGTAGATAATTTATTGTTAGATGGAAATACGCTTTCTAGCACAGATACAAACGGAAATATAAATTTGACGCCTGACGGAAGCGGCAAAGTAATTGTCGCGGATACTTCTGAGATGGCTACAAGTGCAGCACCTACTACTGACGCAGGAATAGCTAACAAGAAATATGTGGATGATCAGGTGGCGACTATAGACACTCTTGATGAGGTCTGTCATAACGGGTCATCTTTTACCATTTTGAATACTGAAAATCTCAGTATGACGATAAATCAGAATGATACAACTAATAATCCGGCAGCATTGGTGATTACAAATACAGGCTCGGGCAATGATATCACTGCTCCTAATTTTACATTAAATAATGGTACGTTAACTGTCACTTCTACTGTATATGCATGGACATTTTCAACAAAAAATGCCGTTACTGGACTTACCATGGTTTCAAATAGCATTTCTGCTGATGGGACAGATACTGATATTGATATAACATTAACGCCAAAGGGAGCCGGTACGGTTGAATTAAATGGAGGCCTATCTGGGACGGCATTTATTGATGATGACACAATGGGAACTGCCAGTGCAACTACGGTTGCTAGTTCAGAATCAATC